TCTCTGTTACTTCTATTTCCGGAAGTTTCTTTTTATTGTCGATATTTTCCGGAAGTGTTTGCTCAAACATCTGTATTAACCTCCATTTCACTCATGATATTTTTGATTTCTTTATCTAAGGTATTCCTGTCTGTCACTTTTAGTTCCGGTTCTTTATATGGCAAGCCCTCTGTAGTAACATCCCATTCGGATAAAGTATCTTCTTCGATTTCCTTTTCCTTTGCATGGCTATAGTATTTTTTGCCGAAACCTTCGCTCCAGTCAGCAGGATAGGCAAGTACTTTCTGCCCTGTACCGGAAGTAAAAGGTTTCATGGAGGTTTTCTTTGATGGAGTTACGAAAGAACTGGGCATTATTATTTCCGTGTCTTTTAGGTCAAAAAGTAGAACTTTCTCATTCTTTTTTTCATGAAGTATGCCAAGCATTTTATATTTACATTTTGTTTTCCAGTTTAACAGTCTGAATATGGTAGGGAGAAATGCTTTGCCACGAATAATCTTTGGTAGTGTTTTCCCATTTTTCTTTTTTGACCATATAACGGCTTGATTATTGGATGGGGTAGAAGCCCTTACAGCAAGTATCATTTTTTCAGGATGTATCAGAAGCTCTACATGAGAAATATCTCCAAACTTTCTTACAGTTTCTGCAGAAAAGGTAATCTCACTTGAAGAAATATTGATTGCTGCTCGACCACTTGAATTGAAGAATTGGCCATGTGCTATTTCATATCCTCTAAGGTCGAAATCGCCCTCTAGAGCAGTTATCTTGTTATTTTGGATATATTCATCATCTAATCCTTCATAAGCAGATAAACAGGCTTCAGTGTACTCTTCGGGTTTAAATCCTGCCCATCTGGGATTGATAGATACAAATCCGAGAAGTGATCCTTCTTTTACCACATGAAGAGAGGGGAGAATACCCTTGTTTCCATATTTGGAGTTGTTTATGAGATGCTGAACAGCTATGAAGTCATCTCTTGATACGATACTTTCATGATGACCTACTTGCCTATACTGGTTTCTATTCTTTTTATTTTTCTTAGATTTATGATCTAAGAAGTTTGGTGTGTAGGTTTTTCTTGCAAGAACATCACCACAGTGTCTTTCATTTTGAAGAATTTGTAATATACTACCGGAAGACCAACTTGTATTTCCTTTCTTAGTTTTACAGCCGTACTGCGTTAGTGTATCTGCTATGATTTGACAACTATATCCGTATAGGTACATAAAGAAGATGAGACGGACAACTTTCGCTTCATCTTCATTTATGACTAGGTTTCCATCTTCATCATGGTCATAACCAAGTAGCGGGGGAGTTAGGAAAATGCCTCTCTTAAAACGCATTTCTATGGATGAGTTCATGACTTCACTTTTAGTATGACTTTCTTCTTGGGCTATGGTGGCCATAAAGGCAAGGGTCATTTCGCTACGAGAGTCTAGTGTATGAAGATTTTCCGACTCAAAGAATATACTTATAGGCGGATTCATATTCTTAAGTTTTCTCACATAATCAATACAGTCAACTATATTTCTTGCAAATCTGGATACACTTTTTGTTAAGATAAGGTCTATTTTTCCATTATTACAATCATCCATCATTCGCATAAAAGAATCTCGATGCTGAAGTGAAGTTCCTGAAATTCCTTCGTCAGCATAAATATCTACAAGATTCCAGTTAGGGTATCTTTTTATCATATCGGTGTAATGATTTTTCTGTAATTCATAGGATGAAGTCTGGTTTGGATCATCTGTAGACACTCTTGCATAAACTGCGACACGCTTAGTTGTAGTTCCACTGAAGATATTCTCTACTGGAACAGCAGGGATTTCCATCTGAATAGATAAGGATTTTTTTGATGTATTTAAACTTCTAACAGTTTTTGCACTGTTATCTAATTGATAAGTGGCGAAGCATTGAGGACATAGTGCAATTAAATTATCAATAGAGGCATCTTTACTTCTATCAATTCGAGCAACTTCATATACATCAGATAAATTAGTGCCATTGGAAACATAAAGTAGTTTGCCACAACCTGGCATAGCACAATGACTGTCACATTCCTTTAATAGATGCTTTCCGTACCTTGATTTTAGGGCTGATGAACTTTGTAATTGCTTTTGCTCTTCAAGCTTATCTACAGAGGTAAGGCCAGCAGTCGTTCTAATAATATCAACAAAAATATCAGCCATTATTGAAGCTATATTATCTTTATTTGCAGTAGGTTCATAAGAGAGAAAGTCATTTGCTAATAATTCTAAGGTGGCTGTTGG